TCTACAGGCGTGTTGCTGGCATCTGCGCCAACCCTTGTTCTTTGACCATTCGCATTTATCAGTGCTGCTACATTTGGGACGCCTGAGGTGCTATCAAGTTCTAGCCGATCACCGTTTAGATACATAATCATAGTATCATTTGCAGTTGCATTTGCAGCGTCGAAAACAAATACGATATGATACCAAGATGATGGATCACGTAGTTTTGCTAATGATCTTGTTTGATCAAAACCTCCGCTGTAAATATCAAACTTTAATGCGTCATAGTTTGATCCATCACCTGTAGAAGCACCAGCAGTAAATATTAAATCACAACGACCTGTACTTGTTCCAGAACCGCCACTTAACAATCCACAGCTGGTTGATGAAATAGCGCCACGTTTTATCCAAACAGAATAGGTAAATTTTTTACCATCAGTAGGAGCAGAAGCTACATCTCTATATAGATATGCTGCATCGTCGTCATTAAACCGGATCGACTGATCAATTTCATACGTCGCCGCAGACGATTTAGATGTGCCTTGGATAATTGCCATTATGCAAACGCCGTGCTGGTGACCACATAGGCGTTCGTGCCGTCGTCGTAGTAACTGAGCCAATAAGTACCAGCGGTGCTGATCGTGCTAGCTAAGTTAGCGTCGCCCTTGGTCGTAGCTGCCAAGCTGATTGCATGACCGCCGGTGTCAATCAGGAGGATGTTGCCCGACTGACCAGCGGTGTGGTTAGTGAACGTCAGAGTGCCAGTGCCGGTGGGAGTACACTTGAAGTTGTTCGTGGCATCTAAATCAAAACTCAAGTCATTGTCAGTCGTGATAGTTCCACGCTGGCTTACCGTAAATGTCTGTGCCGTATCGGTCTTTGCTGTATCAGCGTCAAACTGTTGAAGAGTTACACCAAGGTCAGCGGAATCATACTTAGTGTTTACCGCAGTTTGAACAGCACTAAACTCAGTGTTAAAATCTGCACCGGAAATAATTTTATTAGGGTCAGAATCGGCTAGAGCATCTTTGCCAGACCAGCTAACTTGAATTGTATAATCGCTCATTTGTTACCTCTTGTGTTTAACTGCGTGAAGAATATCTAGCTATTCCATACAATGATTTAATACTACCGTAAAGAGCTTGGTCACCGTCGTCATAAGGCGCTCTTTCGTCTTGCCGTTGGTTAGAAAGTTTTATAAACAACTGTTGCCTTGACCACTTAGGAGTCTGTGGTTTAGGCATGGGTTTAAATAACGGTCTTGTCCTTCCACGAGGCATCAGGATATCCTAAGTCTTTCTCCAGCCCAACGAGCAAGGTTTTTCTTTTTCTTTTCCTCCGTCATCTTTTTCTTTTTCTTTTTGACAAAGCTACCGGCTTTTCGATTTTTAACAGGTTTCATAGTACAACACCATATTCCTTGTTACGTTGTCTAACCAATTCTAAAAGCTTGTCTCGTTCCTTATCCCACACTTCTTTTAGCATCTGAGTGTCTACTTTAGGATTGTCATCAATAACTCTGTTTACTTTTCCAGTAGGAGTTTTAAGTGCTTTTGTAACTTTCTTAACTTTTTTATCTGGAGGGGTAAACAATCCTCCTTTGTAATCTTTTAATGCTACGGTGTTTGGAACTTCACCTTTTTCATTTGATTTGTTTCCCGGTGTTTTACCGGAGGCTACCGAAGGAGTTTCAAAAGATTTTTCTTTAATAGGGTCTAGGTCTTCTTTGTCTGAAAGCAATGATAGAATGTTTTCAATATCTGCCGCTTCGTCTTCAAACTCTTCAGTATCTTTAAATTCTAATTCGTTTTCTTCTAAAAAACTGTACAACTCTTCCATGCTTGCGGCAGGATTAGCTTGTTTAAAAGTCTTGGTAAGCAGTTCTTTATATAGCTGTGCTATCTTGTTTTTAATCTTTTCCAGTTCTAGGTTGTAACTGGTATCCGATAAGGCTGCTTCAAGAGTAATCATATTAGCTTATCCTGTATAAGGGTGGGAGTCCCCAGCCATTAGACCGGAGACTCCCTAGACCTACTTAGGTAGCAGGTACAACGAAGGCAACACCAGCGTTGTCGCGGAGTTCCGCAACACCGTACAGCGTGTCAGCCGTAAACAGGTCACCAAGGTATTCCTGTTTGTACTGAGTCTGCGAACGAACACCCATCTGCTCCGCAAGGCACAGAGCATCTTTGTGCATCATAACACCAACGCGCTGGGCATCGGAGTTGATGGACGGGCAGTTGGACGAAACGTAAACGTCCATGCCGTAGATGCTGCCGATCTTGCCGGTCTTGATGGCGTCACCGTTACCAATGAACTGCTGTTCAGTGAAGCGGTTGATGCCGAGCATGTCGTTAGCAGCAATCGGAGGAATAACCATGCAACGGTTATCCGAAGGAACGTCAGCGTTATCCAGCTTGAGGATCATGGCACGAATACCAGCATCCGTCAGGTCAGTAGCGTTGGAAGCGTTACCCGTATACAGGGTCGTTCCGTCACCACCGATAACAGCCTTTTCATAAAGAGCCGCACCAGTGCCGCCTACTGTTCCACCCTGAAAGCCTTCGGAAAGAGCAAACAGGTCCGTGTCAACTTGCGTAGCAAGAGCATAGCCAGCGTCGTCGGTGTAGAACCGGCGAAGCGACTGAAGCGCCTGAACTTCCGTGATGTCTTCGATCAGGACGGAATATTCATAGTGCTTGTTGATGCTAACCTGCACTTCACTGTGGGTGTCGCCCTGAAGCGTAACCTGAGTGTTTGCAGCTTTAGCGTTAGCAGAGCCACGAACCGGAGCCGGAATGTGGATCGTGTCGCCTTTTTTACCGGCGTGGTTGATTTTGGTAACGAGGTTACCGAGGACGAGATTTGCCTTATAACCGGCAATAACTTCGTCGGACCACAGTTCGGGGATAAAAGTTGCACCCGTCGTGGTAGTTTGATGTCCAGTACCCAAAGCCATAATTTAATTCCTTTCTTTATAAGGGTTACTTAACGCGACCCTCTGCATAAGCAGCTAGGATTTCATCCTGTAGTGACTCATAACGAGCAGGGTCAGTAGTTTTAAGTCTGATAAGATCAGCTCTACGGTAGATTTTTTTACCGGCTGTAGACTCAGAAGAAGAACGGGAAACACCTTTTCCTGCCTTCATAGCTTGTTCGCGGTTGGCTGCTTTTTCTGCTTCGACTTCACTTGTATTATTTATCAGTGATCGCTCTTTCCAATTATTCATCAGTTCCATAGCGGCTGGTAAATTATAGTTGTGTGCTGAAACAAACAATTGCTGCCTTACGGGGCTATCCTGAACCCACTCCTGAAACTTGGAATCAGCAACGATATCCATAAAATCAGGATGAGCTTCTTTAAGTTTGGCAGTAGTCGTCTCAATCTGTTGTACTTGACGCTGCTGTTCAAACTCACGGAACTTAGGATGATTTTCAATAACTTTACTGACTGCTTGTTCAGGGTTATCGAAGAAATCAACTTCCTCTTCAAGCTCTTCTGTTCCGCTTTCTTGTGTGGTAATCTGCTGTTGAAGAATACCGTCTGTTAGTTTCCTGAGTTCGCCTAGTTCTTGACCCTTCCGTCCAAGTTCTTTTTCAAGGTTTTCATATGAAGATATGATGTCCTCCATCGACTTACCCTTGAACTTTTCAGGTAGTTCCACCTCTTGCTCTTCCTGAGGTTGTTCCACTTCGGGAGCCTCTTCGATGTTCGCATACTGTTCTGCTTCCTCAGGCGTTTCGACTTTTTCTTCTACAACAATGCTATCCATATTACCAATCCTCCGTCTATAAAGATTATGGAGTTAAAAAATGCTGGGATTAGATATCTAACTCTAATTGATCCAACGCTAGTTTGGTGGTTTCCTCTAAATTAATTATCATATTTAGCATATCCACCTGACCCCTTCGTAAGAACAGGGTCTTCTCGTCAGGTATGTTTTGTATATTTTCCAACGATTTTGCCATTTCTTCAAGTTCCTTAGTAAAGGAAACCCAAGCGTCATTGGTAAATAAATCTAAACGTCCCTCAAGAATTTCTTTGTCAGTCACTGGTTCTGAGCTTTTGCAAGGTTAAGAATAGTTTCTGACTGTAGATGCTGAACTTCAGGACCATTACGCATTGTTTCAGACCTTACGTTTTCAGTATCTACTTTAAGTTTTTCAATACGTGCCAGCTTTTCTGCCAGTTCCATCTGAATTTTAGCCATATCAATTTCAGGTACTTTAGTCTGAGCTTCGGACTGTAGCTTGACGGCATGTGCAGTATCTTTCATTGCACTGGCTTTCATCTCTTCAATTTCCATCTGCAACTTCATAAGCTCAAGTTGCTGTGCAATTTGCTGTACCTGTGCGGCTGCTGGATCAGGCTGCATTGTCTGAGCAATAGCCTGTTTCATTGCGTCCCTGTTTGGTACAGAACTGTTATCAAAGATGGACATAAGAAGCATAGCGTGGGGAGGAGTTCCCGGCTGAGTCATGGACATAAGCTGAATAAGCTGCATCATCTCCAACTCTTTAGCCATAATACCCATGCTTGAGTATGCTTTAAATTTATAGTCTCCTGCCGGATACCGCTCCGGTGCAAACTGAATGTAGCGTAGGGCAGACTTATGAATCAAAGGTATCAGGAAGTTTTCCTGAAAGTTCATAATAGTACGCTTCTGACGTTTGATAGACGCTGCCTGTAGCATAGACATACCAGAAGCGGTGGAGTTACGGGGGTTGGCAAAGTTGCTGTTAGCCCCGTCCATCGCTCCAGTACCCATCTGAACCATACGCTCTAGTTCAGCACTCTCAGTAAATGTAGTGTTTGCTACATTTCCAAAGTTTAAGGGGAGCAAGGCTGACCGAGGATCACCGTTTGTAAGGATTGTCTTACCGGCTTTGACCTCGAACTTGACTCCCCTTGGGAGACGAGTAGCATCCACACCCATCATGGGGTGCGTTGTAAGGGCCAGAGCGTCAATCCTTGCTCTTAGTTCTGCATCCAGAGCCTTCTGAGGATTGTAACCTTTCTCTGCCACGCCTCGTCCCCAGAACTTATTGGGAACCCGATCTAGCTGAAAAGACACAAACGGACGATCCTTCATCAGATATGGATTTTCAGCCGCCTTAAGAACTACCGAATCATTTGCAATAACAACAACAGCTTCTACAAGCTCGTCATCTTCGTAATCAAACTCTTCCAACAATCCTTCGGTTTTGTTGTTAAGATACTTTTTGGGAACTCGTCCCCAGTATTCTACGATCTTAACCTTATCCATATCGGAGTAATCACCGTCCGACTCTTCGTCATAACCAAAGTCAATATGGTCATAACTTCCCAGAGGTTTATCTTCGTAAACCCCTTCTTTCATTCCTTCAATAATTTCATACTTAGGTTTAGCAACGACCTGTGCAACACCAAGAGCTTCGTCAATAGAAGTTACACAGGGATCAATAACAAATTCTTTTGGTGTAAGGGAGTCAACCTTTACAGAAGTAATTACATTTTCCTGAACACTAACATCTGTAGTAAGCGTGTTAGGAATAGCAGTTTCTACTGGTACACGATCTATTTCGTCTATAACATTAATCTTGGCAATGCCTGTACCATAGATAGCAGCATTCAAAAGACACTCAACTACTGCATCTTTTACTTTACACCTGTTCAGATCTTCCTGCAAAAGAACCTTAACTACCGTAGCATCGATGGAGTTCTGGTCAAGAACATCATCACGCAGATCAAACCACATATCCTGACCAAAGATAGCCTCTTCTAGTTCCGCTACAGTCGATTCAATAGCCTGTTGTGTAGCAGGAGAAATCAACTTGGAGTTTTCGGACTCACGGATTTTATCCTCATAAGACCAGATACCACGCCAGATGCGATAGTACTCATCCCAGTTTTCCATGTAGTTGGTGTTACGATGGGTTTCCCATTCTTCCACCTTACTTATAACCCACGAAACTAGGGATGCCTGAGGGTCTTTATATGATAGTTCATCCATAAATTAATATCCTGATACAGTATCCAAAGGTTCCCACTCGTCTACTTCTATCTGTTGTGCAAAGTCTGCTACCGAAACTTGGTCTATGTATGCCAAAGAGTCTAACAAGTCATCGTGAGAAAGTGGACTTGGAAAGTCTAGCATCTGACTTATAAAGTGGTGGTTCCACTCTGCCTTTCTAAACTTGATCTTGCCGTGTTCAAACCTGCCCTGCAAAGACCAAACTATTCTGTCTTGCTTTCTTTTGCCGCCATGAGTAACATCTGTAAGATTAATCCAAGAACCTCTTGTTCTCATTTCGTCTTCGATATAGGGCATGATAGCATTCTTAAGCGCACCCGCTTCAATTCCTACTGTCGTTGCATTTACATCTTCAGCTATCGTAATAATTTTTTCTGCTGTCTCTTTGATGTTCCAACGACCGTGGTGTATGTCCTTAACTAACCACTCGTCCCCAACTACTTTAACTACTGATATAGCCGTTTCGTCTAGTTTGGAAGACTTTAGTCCTCTTGATTTATCGCTTTTTTCAAAGCCTGCCGGATCGACTGAAACCACATACGAACCCGTTTTAGAGGCCGTATCTTCATCAAACTCTTCATCATCTTCATATTTGACCCATTCTTCCTTAAATACGCCACCTGAAAAACTTTCAAAGGTAGCTTCAAATTCCTGACGAAATGCCTGAGTAGACATTGATTTTCTGGCGGCTTCGATTTCATCGGGGTCCAAAAAAGGATTATCTGTTGAAACAAACTGATAGGACTCCCAATCTTTTTCGTTTTCTGGTAGTTGTGCTTCTAGCCACAGCTTGTGAAAGTGGTTCTTACCTGCGGGGGTGCCTATAAACAACGCACCGCCTTTAACGTCTGCCAGTGTGGGCCTGAGGATCATCTCCCACACTTCTGGTTTCATTGAGGCATATTCGTCCATTACGACATATGCTAGACCTACACCTCGTAATGTATCTGGTCTGTCTGATCCCTTTAGATAAATCTTACGGTCATTGACCAGTGTAATTGTAGCAGTGTTTTCGTGTGTGCTTTTGATTACATTCTGTCCTACGTCCTTGAGGATTGACCAGAGAATATCTTTAGCTTGTTGAAATGTAGGGGCTACATAGAAGACATCCTTGTCCTCACTTTGGAGTGCTTTAATAATCAGCACCCATGCAGCTAAATAACTTTTACCAAATCTCCTGCCACAACTTGCTACTTTAAATCGTTTGTCAGACTTGAAGATTTGCATTTGAGCATCATGAAGAGTAACCTTTAGATCAGGCATCTTTTAGTTCTTCAAACTCTGCTTCAAATACTTCCTGCTCTTTTGCTTCCTTTGCTTCTACAGCTTTTACACCTTCGATTATAATATTAACACCCAAGTCCTGATGTTCGTGTGTAATCTCTACTGCTTTTGAGGTAGGAATAATCCTGTCCATACACATCTTCAGACAATGCCTGTCGCCCTCCAATGCCATTTCAATTACCTTGTTTACAATCTCCGGTCCTTTGGTGGACATAAGTTCTCTTGAGAGCTTTGTATATTTGTTTAGGGAACCTTTGGGTCTTCCTTCGGGATTGAGGGCCTTCATACCCTTGTAGAAGTTTGGATTACCTCGTCTCTTCTTTACTGGTGTATCGTCTGACATTCATCACTCCTGACTTTGCCCTACTACGTAGGAAGACAGTTACCATTTCTTACAACTCCAATATCGTGCAGTTAGTTTACTGGGTGGAGATGTATCACACTTGTGCCTCGCACGGAAGCTTTTGCGGCGCTTAGGTTGATCCTTTTTGATACTCATGTTAGGATCACCGAATCTAACCAACCGAACTTTATCCCCCTGCTTTGCCAAAACTGCAAACTTCTTTGATTTGCCGGGAGTCCTTTTCGGTTTATTATATCCAGAAAACTTTTCGCCTCGGTAGTTTATCATTTTCTCTTCTTAGCTTTTTTCTTCTTTTTCTTGGCGGGCTTTTTGTAACCGTAGTTCATATCGCTCTCCTTTAAAAGACAAATCCCAAACCTAACGGTTTGACTAACTTAAGTATCTTAAGAATTAACTTAGTTATTAATTTTAATAACATACTTAATGAACAACCTAATATAACTATATTATAACATATTTAGCTTCTTTTGTCAATAGGGTTCCTTAGGATTTCTTAGGAATAACCCGCCTCACCCCAAAAGTCAACCCCTAAGTTGTACTTTAGTTAAGGTAATTATCTAATTTATGGACCTCCAAATTGCTTCCCATGTGGTCATGAGGGTACATACAGACTGGCGGCGTCGCATGGGTCCCCCCCGGCCTACCTCAGACCACCACAGAACACCCATGATTTCCTGAGAACCACAGCGCCACCGGAGAACTACCGGAGAACTACCGGAGAAAACGTGAGGAGGAAGAATGCCTGAGTATGGATATATGGGACGTCCCATGAAATCCTCAGGACCACCTCAGAACCACAACGGAACCAGATACCTTATAATATACATAGGAAACTGTTGCATAATTGTCACACTTTGGGGGATATTCAGAAAAAAATGGGATATCCCAGAATTTTCTATGGACATCCTCAGAACCTATCCCTATGTTCCCACCATCAACAACGGCTAACCCATAGGAGATACAGCCATGACGACCATAGAAACCGTAGAAGTAACCGCCGAGATCATCAACAAGGAGCTGGTCAAGGCAGTGAAGACCGACGCGAGGGTAGCTCGGAAGCTAGTGCTGGAGGTTCATCCCTTCGCGGCTGAGATACTGAAGAAGGAGACGGAAGGCGCATGGCCTACGAAATCCCTGACAGTGAAAATGATAGACGCATCACAGACACTGCAGGATATGTTCGTAGGTCTATCTCAGGCAGATCGTTCGAACCACGTTCGAGACATTAAGTTCGTATCTGAGAACTTCGATGCGGTCGTGACCGAGGGAGAGACTAACGGATGGCGGAAGATAGACGCCAGGCGGAAGGCTATCCAGAAGGCGCAGAAGGCCGAGGAAAAGGCTTCTCAGGAAGCTACCGAGGAAGCTACCGAGGGAACTACCGAGGAAGCTACCGAGGAAGCCACTGAGGCACCTACCGAGGAAGTTCCGACGATCAGCATCAACGACATCATGTCGGCGATCATGCGACACATCCCTGAGGCTACCACAGCACAGCTACTCAGGGTAGCAGAAGACCTTGACGTGTGGCTTCTCGGAGGTGCGCCCGAGGAACTCACAGGTCAGGAGTTGCTTGACGCTCTGGGCGACAAAGCCTTCGCGAACAAGTGACCTCTCGGAACCCCTTGACACACGTCAGGGGGTTCTATAGAGTTCATTTGTCAACATGAAAGGAAACTAAACTATGTTCTCGATAGGCGATAAGGTAACAGTGCTAGTATCAAAATCCGAAGACTGGGAAATGCGAGAATTAGCCGCCCGGTTCGGTGATGAAGTAGACGGAACCGTGATGGGTCAGACAGGTCGGATTCTAATGGTTGAAACCGTCAATGGATTGCGACTAAACCCATTTATTCAAGACGTTGTGAAAGGAAACTGAACTATGACTAAACTTGTAAAAATCGCTGGTATCATATCCGCATTCGTATCCATAACATGCGGCCTGATATCCCTGATGATAATCGGTCCTGAACATTTCGGACTGATACCGCAGCTAGGCTTGACAGCGGGAAGCGTGTTAGGTATGGTAGCGTTCGCTGCATGGATGACGGAAGACATGATGTAAAATCTGGGATGTCCCAGAAAACATGAAAGGAAACTGAACTATGTCTATAGATTATATTTCGGATGTTGAGTACAAAATATGGAGGGTTTTAGGTACTCAGTACAAATCATGGTTGGATAAACTGACTGTGGAACAGCGCAACGAACTCAACGGGCGAATTGCGGAAGGTATTAAAAATAAAAATGCTTTACATCAGGCAGATACCACCGACGCTGACGTGAGTTACTTTGAAATTGAACATTATCTGGAGGAGATAAACAAATGAATATGTCAATCAAACAACTCGGCTCTAACATGACTGAGCTACAGAACACCAAGGCCAACGTCTCGGTATTGTTCAGTTATGAAACCCCGGTAGCTGGGTGGGACTGCAAGGGACCATTTAGGACAACTGAATACTTCAGTCGCACCACGTCGAAACATATCAACAAATACCTGAAGCTATATGGTGGCGAAGATAACTGTAGACAACTCGACCAGTCTATGATAGAAAGTATCTGTGAAACATGGGACGTCCCAGAAAATTGAAAGGTGAAGACATGACTAAGAAAGAACTAGCAGAAACAGTAAAATTTAAGATTGAATTCATGCTTATGATGATGCGCGTCGGGCGCGAGGAGGAGGCAGAGAGATCACTTCAGGAAGCTATGGATGCCCTTAACAATGCCATTGAGGAGGACGACGAATGAAACACGCACACGGTAGCCCATACGATAGAGGATCAGCGGATAGGTTCTACAATCGCAACTACAGCCCACACTGGTGGCCCGAAGGAACCGGCAAGGGGTACAAAGTACCACGTGAGATGATGACTGCGGTCCAGATTGCGGAGTATTTGCAGGGTTGGCGTGAAGAAAACGATAGAAAGGATTGGGGGTAATGTTTAAGAAAGTGATGCGATTATTCACACCGGATGAACTTATATTCTTTACGTTGATGCTTGTTCTTTTGATTATTGCGGAGGTGTTCTTATGAAAGAAAAACATTTAGTTGCATACATGGAAACCGCCTACGCATTTGCTGAGTGTAGCACGGCACGGAGGTTGAAGGTGGGGTGTATCATTGTGAAGGACGAAAGGATTATATCCATCGGATACAATGGTACACCCTCAGGGTGGGACAACAATTGCGAGTCTGAGATATACAGCACGAGTGTGGGCGATAATCCGAGACTAGTGACGAAGCCTCAGGTTCTACATGCGGAGTCCAATGCGATAGCCAAGCTTGCTAGGTGTACCGAGAGCGGAGAAGGTGCCACTTTGATATGTACTCATGCACCCTGCATGGAATGTGCCAAGTTAATATTGCAATCCGGGATCATCCGTGTTATATACTCAGAAGACTATAGAAGCACGGAGGGTCTGGAGTTCCTGACTCAGGGCGGTGTCAATGTTGTACAAGCTAAGATGGAGGTTATAGAAGCATGAATATATTCTACCTACACGAGAACCCGGAACGCTGCGCCGAGATGCACTGCGACAAGCACGTGGTCAAGATGATACTGGAGACTGCTCAACTACTCAGCACAGCGCACCATGAGATCGACGGGGAGCCTAGCATTGAATGCTACAAGGCAACGCACAAGAACCACCCCAGCGCAGTGTGGGCTAGGGAAAACCGTAGTAATTACATATGGTTGTGGAACCTTCTTAATAGTTTGTGCAAGGAGTACACGAAGAGATACGGAAAGGTTCACAAGACCGAGAGGATCGGTATGGTGAGGGACTTGGGCAACTGTCCATATGAATTACGCAACGGTCCCTTCACTGAGCCACCTCAGTGTATGCACGACTACTGCAAGGTGCCTGAGAATACCATCATGGCGTACCGTAACTACTACATCAACGAGAAATCTTACATGGCCCGGTGGCAGTTTACATCAGAACCAATCTGGTATACCATCGGCATGGCCGCACAAATGAAGGAGATTGCATGATGCCTAAGAAATACAACTGGAGCTACGAAGAAAAGATCACCGCCGAGGAGTTTCTATTGCGACTTGTGCCTATGGTAAACGGTCCCGTTCAGACACTATGGGAGTGTGATGGGGATATGTTTATGTCTGACTACGCCGTGCTATGCGATGCAGCGGCACGTCTAAGGAACTACAAGGACCAAGTAAATGCTAAAGAAAAGGACAAGTAAATGCGATGTAAAATCTGTGATGTTAAACTAAATAATTCAGAA